ACATACATCCTGCGAAGCAAAAGAAAGCATAGCGATGGGGGGATAGAGGACTTGAAGAAAGCTATTGCACATTTAAAGTTTGAACTAGAAATATTAGAAAATGAGTGTTAATCCGTTTGAAAGAAAAGATAGAAGGGGAGGGGGGTATGCCAAAAGAAAGTTTACTCTACAGGAAGCTGAAGACATCAGGTGTGAATATGATAAGGGGGGGGTGTCCCAAAACCAACTTGCAAAAAAATATAATGTATCTCAACCAATAATAAATATGTTGTTGAGAAAGAAAACTTATGTAAAATAATTTGCATAGTATAAAATAATTTTATATCTTTGTAAAAGATTTGTAGGGGCAACCTACAAGGGGTGCATCAGGGGTGCACAGAGGGGGGGTGTCCTAAAACAAATCACCCAAATAAAGTTAACCTAAAAACTAAAAATAATTATGTGTAGAGCAGGAAGCGACATAGGATATTGCGACAGCAATTACAGAAAAAACAATACGGTAGATTATCTGCCAAGCGAAGAAGATGTAACAAACCATCTTCAGTCAATGGGGTTTGATGTAGCAGATGTTAGAGTTGGAGATAAAGACCTAGACATCTACATTGAATACGAAGGATTGGCGTATGATTTAGTTGACCTTGATTGGGATTGTTACGAATCATTTGGTGTGGATGATTATTTGAGAGAGTATGATGAAGTTTACAGCTTATGCTGTGGTGCTTCAGTAGATACAGACATAAGACGCTGTGGTAGTTGCCTAGAGGCGTTGTAATTAAGTTTTTGTTTGTTTGTTAATAAGAGTCCCTAGTAACTGCTAGGGCAAAAGAAAGCAGGTAAGTTTAAGTGGAATTTTTCTTACCTGTTTTTTTTATTGTAATTTTTTTTGATTGAAGAAACTGCGAACTAGATTGTTGCAAGAAACTGCCAAGTAACTGCTGAAGAAACTGCCAAGTAACTGCTGAGTCTGCTGAAAAAATGTTGTATGGGTGTGTTATTGTGGGGGTGTCTTTTCCTTGTGTTCTTAAAAGTTATTAACATTTTAATTGTTAATAAGTAATGTAAATAATTTGCGTATTCATTAAATAATTTATATCTTTGCCCTTATTAACCAACAATTATTTTATATGTTATACATTGAGAAACAAAAGCAGGAAGCAAGGAGAGAGAGAAACACAAATTTAATCCTTTGCTTTTTATTTATTGCAATAGTTACTATTGCACCATTCATTGAAAATTTATTTAACTTTTAATTATTATTATTATGAAAAATTCCACAATCAATCAAGTAGTAAAAAAGGCGATTAGAGACCTTAAAAAACTAAATTACACGCCTTTAGATTGGAACGATAGAACGCCTATATATATAGACCGCAGCCGAACAGACAGCCACAAAATAAGCTATATTACAACCAAAAAAAGAATATTTCTTTCATACATCACCGAGTAAGTTATTGCAAAAGTTCTTTGATTCTACGCTAGAATTTAACGACTTTCAAACAAGCAAAGTATTACAGACCTTAACACAAAGATTATACAAGGCACAAAATACAGGGGAAATATTTAAAAGCCATACAGCCGAAGAAATACCGAGCATATACAATACATCAAACCACGAAATTATTGGTTCATGTATGCAGGAAAAACCGCTTTCATATTTTGAACTCTACACCTGTTTTAAAGATAATTTAAAACTTTACGCAGAATATAACAAAAAAGGCGTTTTGGTTGCAAGGGCTTTATTTTGGCATGATAACGAACAATGTTATCTAGATAGAATTTATTCAAACACAGATAATAACGAACTTAAAAACGATATTCAATATTCATTTTACAAAAAAGTGATGAAAGCGGAAGGCATTAAAAATTGCAACGCATATAATATAACGCACATTAAACAAAGTAAAAATGTAAAGGGTAAAGAATTAGAATCTTTAAATAGATATCCTTCATTTAGTTATCTCGAGCCCGATAGTTGTATCGACCACTTGGCACATTATCCTTATTTAGATACTTTTCAGTTTATTGATGATTCAGGTAATTTAACCGATTCCGAAGATGACACAAGTAAAAAACTAACTAATACCGATGGCACATTTGAAGACCACAATTATTGTGAATGTGAACATTGCGGATATGAAACAGATCGGGATGAGCTTATATATGTAGAAGATGAAGGAATCGAAGTTTGTCAAGATTGTGCGGTATATAGCGAAGCAGACGGCTATAGCTACCTCGCAGATAATTGCACATATATAGGCGGAAGCGTTGAAAGCTATGTGTTAACAGAAGATATTCATTAAGTAATTTAATAAAGTAATAATATGAAAGACAATAAACTTATAGCGGAATTTATGGGACTAAACATTAACAAAGGAGTTCAAGCAGATTATATGGAACACGAATTGAAATATCATTGCTCTTGGGATTGGTTAATGCCCGTTATCGAAAATATTGACCACTTACAATTAGAGCCAATAACATCAATCGAAAACGCTTTAGCCACTAGAAACATTGAAAATACATACAAAGCAATATTAACATATATTAAACAATCGCCTATGATATAAACAAGTTAGAAAATTACACACCGACAACACTATTTTTAATAATTGTGTTACTTATCGCCCTATTTAGTTAGGGCGTTTTTTTTGCTCTGCGGCCCAATGATATTAGAACTTTATTTGCTTGGCTTAGATGCTTTGCAAAGTATGTTAAAATGCTACAAAATTTATTTATTTATGCAAATAATCACAAATCAAACGCATTTTTTATATTTTTTTGCTCAAATGTTGCAATTTTGCAATTCCGTAATTTTACTATACTTAATAACATTACAAAATATAGTTTTTAGAAAAACCATTGTGAAAATGTATTTTGCAACAAAATTGTGAAGAAATATTCAATTTTATTAGTATAGTTGCAGTATGGAAGAAAAGAAAAAGAAAGTTGTGGGCAAACCTTTTGCTGTTGGCAATACTGTTGGCGGCAGAACCAAAGGTGCTATGAATAGAGTAACAAAATTCTCAAGAGAGGTTTTGACTATGGCTTTAGCAGGTCAGGAAGAAAATATTAGAAACGCTTTGGAAAAGTTAGCAGAGAAAAATCCTGAAGCATATATTGGTGCAGTAGCAAAGCTTCTAAACTATGCAATACCTAAATTACAGGCAACGGAGATTAGTGCCAATGGTAATACCAAAATAGAAATTACTCTTGATGATTCAATGAGTGTTGAACAGCTAAAACAAAAGATGGCTGAAATGGAAGCAGACGAAACAGATTTTGAAGAAGTATAATGAAAGAGAATCATAAGAAGCAACTGATGATGGCTATGGAAAAAGCCATTTGTGAAAAATCATTCTATGAGTTCTTTGTCAAGGCTTGGGATATAGCAGAGCCTTCTGTTCCTTTATCAACAAACTTTCACCATAAATACCTTTGCGATATTCTACAGGCAGAAGCAGAAAGAATAAAAGACGGTAGAAAAAAAGATAAAGACATAATAATAAATATTCCCTTTCGTAGCACAAAGTCACTTCTTGTAACAGTAATGTTTCCTGCTTGGTGTTGGGCAGTATATCCAAAAATGAGATTTATCACAGCATCCTATTCAGCAGAGATTAGTATAGAACACGCAACAAGGAGTAGAGATATTATTCAAAGCGAATGGTATCAAAATCATTGGGGAGAAACATACCAAATCAAAAAAGACCAAAACCTAAAAGCGAGATATGAGAATACTTTTCTTGGTGTGCGTAGAGCAACATCTGTAGGTGGGTCTGTTACAGGTCAGGGTGGAGATATAATTTTAGTTGACGACCCTACATCACCAAAAAATGCTGCATCAGAAACAGAAAGAGATAATGCTAACGAATGGTATAAGTCAACACTATATTCAAGGCTGAACAACCCAATGACAGGTGTGCGAATAATAATTATGCAGAGAGTTCACGAAGATGACTTGAGTGGCTACCTATTATACAATTCTCCTGACAAGCACAAACATATCTGTATTCCTGCAGAGTTATCTAGCGATTTGAAACCTCAACATCTAGAAGAACACTACAAAAATGGACTTTTTTGGGAAGAAAGGTTTGGTAGAGAGATATTGGAGGACTATAAGTCAGCACTTGGCTCTTATGGTTACGCAGGACAGCTACAACAAAGACCAACTCCTGCAGATAGTGGTATGATACAAAAAAATTGGTTTAACATTGATAATGAAAAAATAGATGGAGATGTGCATTTTGTTATTGACCCTGCATATACAGCAAGTCAGAAGAACGACCCTTCAGCACTTATGGCCTATAAATTTTTTGAAAACAAGTGGCAAATACTTGAAGTCCAAAATGTTAGGCTAGAGTTTCCTGATTTAATAAAGCATATAGGCAAGTTTGTGCATAAAAATGGCTACACAAGTAGGTCAAAAATATATGTAGAGCCAAAAGCTAGTGGTAAATCCATTGTTCAGACGCTAATTAGAGAAACAGGACTGAATGTTAAGGAAGATAAGCCACCTACAAAGGATAAAGTGGCTAGAGTGCAAGATATTAGTGCGAGTATAGAGAGTGGAAGGGTGTCTTTGCTAAAAGGTGCTTGGAATGAGGAGTTTTTACTACAATGTCAACAATTTCCTGCCGCAAAGCACGATGATATGGTGGATTGCCTTGTTATGGCACTAAATAAGCATTTTAGAGGTGGTAAAGTTCTTTATTTTGGATAATTAGCAAATTCACAACGATTTTGCTAATGTAGATGAAAATAAATTGCAAATTTTGCAAAAATGGATAATAATATATAAAATTGAAACGATATGGCTTACGAATTTTTAGATGACAACATTGCGTTAATGAGAATGTTGGGTGAAACCCAAAGCATTGAGGTAATTAGCAATACTGCAGCTCATACAAGCAAGGACTTCTACTGCGTTTACTGCGTTACTGAAACTGTAGTTTCTTCTATAACTTGCGATAGTGAGGTTACTAATGCAGCAGGATTGCAGACAACTTTACCTGCAGGAACTACATTGATGCTAAATGTAACAGCAATTACCCTTACAAGTGGAGTAGTAATAGGATATTCTAGATAATATGCTTGGTTTAGGACTACATATGGGCGTTGGTAGCCCTAGAGTTAGGTCAAGTGGCTTCAATATTGGTGATTTAAGTGATTTAGCGACTTGGTTTAAGTTTGGCACAAGTATAAATACAGCAGATAGAGATGGTGATGGTGATAATGATATCACTTGGACTTCTAGCCATACAGACGCAAGAACTGCAACACAAACAACTGATGCAGAAGAACCAACTACTGCAAGTGGCTACATACATTTTGATGGTGATAATGATAATTTAGATTTATCTAGTAGTATATCACTAACTACATTTACAATGTTTTTAGCTATTGATTTTGATAATTTATCAAACGAAACAGTATTAGGTAAAACAGATGATGCCCAAATGTTTATGAGATTCGGTTTTCAAAATAATGGTGCTAAATTTAGATTTCGTAGAGGTGATGGTAGTGTAAATAATGTAGATGGTGTAATGTCAGAAAGTTTAACGACAGGTGCAGTAAACCTAATAACTATTAGAAGTTTTCAAACACCAAGCACTAGCAATTCTACATTAAAAGTAGAAAGGTCAACAAAAAGTGGTGACACAATTACTACTAATGAAGTTTTTTCTAACACAAATACAACTTTTGACCACGAAGATAGTTTAGTATTAAACACTATAGGTCTGCAAACTACAGCATCTGCACCTGCCGATATGAAGTTATATGAATGGGTTGTTTTTAATGCTGACCTATCTGATTCCACAAGACAGAATGTTCAAAACGATATATTAAATAGAATACCATAATATGAAAAAAGCCAAAACACTAAACAATTCACACGCAAGATTGATTAGAAAACATTTTAAATTCTTGCAATGCAGACTGTATAAAATTACAGAACACGACGAGGGTTTTGGTAAGTTTAATGATTTTCAAGATATTATTGACACTATAATTACATATTCCAATGATTTTCAATCGTTTACAAAGAAAAATAGAAGCGAGGAAGAATGGATGTATATGATACCAACATTAAGCTTATATGCTTATTTAGGTTTTTTGACAGGAATAAAAAACAAAAAAACAGAAAGGCATATTGATTTTGAAGAAGAACAAGATAAGATAATCAATTCTACTTTGAATTTAGTTGGAAACCTTTCAGATGTTTTAAAAGAAGAAAATGAAAAAAACAAGTTGGAAAGAGAAATAAAAAAAATGAGTAAAGATGTTGGTATTAGAGATTAACGGTAAAGAAAAATCTATTCCTTGTCAATGGGATGAAATGACAATAGATTACTATTGTGGTATTTACCAAATAATTAAAAAGTATCAAAGGACAGAGGAGCAAAAGAAAGAAGACGAAGGAAAAGATTTAAGCAAGTTTTTCTTTGTTCAACAAACAAAGATGTATAAAGAGCTTTTTTGCTATATGACAGGAGTAAGCGAAAAAGATGTAAATAAATATCCTGTCGAAGATGTAGATGCTGTAATTTCTTCATTAGATAATATAATGAAAGATTACGAGCCAAAAGGGATAGATAGTTTCGATGTTGATGGCGTAAAATACTATTTTCCTATGAACTTCTTTAGTGAAGGGACATTTGGAGAATATATAGAAGCAAATCAGCTAGAAATGGGTGTTGAGTATTTAAAGAATGGTAGGTTTGATATTTTACCTGAACAAATGGCGATAATGTGTAAGGCTGTAGATGAGGAGGTAGATTTAGATAATATAGACGAAAAAGTCGCTAAATTCAGAAAACTTACAATGGATATCGTTTGGGAGTTCAGTTTTTTTTTGAACAAACGAACAATAATGTGTCTGAACGCTATCCAAATGTTTTCAGAGCAGGAAACTCAAAGTCTGTTGCAGTCGTAAAGGCAAGTAGGATTATGAAGCCATATGGTTGGCTTAACAGCCTTTATGATGTTGCTATGGATGGATTGTTCACTAAAGGTGGAAAAGACCCTATACAAAGCGTAAAAGACGAAAAACTATACAAAGTATTAACTTATATAGCTTGGAAAACATCAAAATCAGATTTTGAACTAGCTGTAAAGGAAGAAAGTCAAAAAAACATTAAGTAATGGCATTTAATAGATTAAGAGATATAAGAGATAGAATGGAAAGCAAATGGACAAGTGGTCAATTTGTTTTTGGTTATGAAGATGATATCAACGAGTTACACAACATTGACTATCCATTGCTGTTAGTTATACCACCCACATCTACGCTTCCTGCTACAGAAAAAGACCCAATAAACGCACACTTGAAAGAGGAGTATGAGTTTGAGGTTATCTTTGCAAAACCATACAGAACAAGCGGTAGTAATACAGGTGCTAATGACACTAATGCAAACCTTGATGTTATATATACTCTTTTGGAGTCAGAAGCACATTTTTGGTTGCAAAGCTTTCTTGATAGTTATCCAAACAAACAGGTGACACTTGTTCCTGTTCCCATAACTATAGAAAGAGAAACAAATCAACATAATGACAGGGTTGTTCAGGTAAGAATGAATTTTACTGTAGATTGCTTCTCACACGCTTTTGCTGCATTTGATGACCAAGCTATTAGAGATTTAACACCTCAACTTTGGTTAAGAAGTGATATTGGTGTAAAAACAAAATACTTTGGTGGTAAAGAGGTTGTTAGTCAATGGAAAGACCAAAGTGGGTTTAACAATCACTTTTCACAATCAACATCTGCAAATCAGCCTGAATACAAATATGAGATGTCAGATTCTGTAAATGTAAATAATAGATATCCTTTTTTAAGTTTTGATGGTGTTAATGATAATTTGATATGTGACGAAAGCACTCTTGGAAATCCTGTTCCAACAAGAAGCTTGAAGGGCGACCATAGTATATTCTATGTAGCAAAAACTACTGATTCTAATGAAGTAAATGCTCCTCTTTTAACCTTGGGATTTGGAACGACTAATGCAGCTAGAATGAAAATTGCCATAACAAATAACGGTGGTGAAAACCAATTTGCAACTAGGGTTAGTGATACTGTTGCTTCAGGTCAAGATACTTTAGCTTTGTCATCAGATGTTGCTTCAGGAAGCACAAAGGTTGCTATCAGAGGTCATAAAGTTAGTGGTCAAACATTATCATATTTTTTAAATGGTGTAAACCTAGCAAGTGTAACTAATACTGATTACTTAAATCCTATAGATTACACTAGTTCAGATAGTATGCTTATGGGGACTGATTTAACAAACTTTGGTTTGCTTAATGTGCAAGAGGTTATGATATTTCAATATGCAGTAACAGACAGTCAAGCTACAACAATAATGAATTACTTAAATCATAAATACAATATATCTTAGATATGGCAACAGCAATTAAAATAGATTATCCGACTGATAACGAGCTTCATAGTGTATATAGTCCTATAAAATTTTTATATCAAATTACAGGAGGTGATTCAGATGGTCTAACGGGAACGGTAACGGATTTTGTTAGTTGCAGATTTCATTTTACACCATTCAATGAAACAACAGACCAATGGCAAAATGGTAGCACTAGCAATAGTTATACAAATACAGCACTACCCAACGAAACATTTAGTGTAAGAGTTCCTTTTGTTCCCTTTTTGCATACACACAGTATCGATTCTAGTAAAAATGAAGAATTTGCACCTGGAGGAACAGCTTCTATTAGATTATTTAACATTGATGTTGCACCTTTGTTAAGAAGTCACCTATCATATAATTTAAGACCTTGTTCTCACGACACTCACCTTCAAGCCGAAAGAGATATTACTTTAGGTCAAATTTCTTACAATCTTTTTAAATACTACCAAGTAGGGATTACACCTGAATACATCAATGGTGATGGTAAGCTTGTTCTTGCTAATGGTTCAGGTGGCAGACCTAATTTAAGAGATTTTTGCTATCCTAGAGTAATCAACGCAGCATTATCATACAATGAGGAGTTTACAGGATATTTTAGCAAAAATGTAGTTCGTGAATCATCGGCTAACACAACAAATACGCAACATACCGTAATGAAGGATATGTATGTTCACGACTCTAATGTTGATATCAACAAATATGGAAGGATGAAGTATCTTTCTGTAAAACCCACAACTAGGGTGATAGGGACTGATGAGTGTGAGTATTTGACTTTTGCAGCCAAGAACGGAGCTGATGGCGTATATGCTGTTGTTACTTTTTATGATTTTGATGGTAATGTAATTGATAATGGAGAAGGAACAACAGGTGCAGGTTACTTGGGTATAAATATAAATGCTACTGCAGATGGTGATGGCTCAAATAGTGCAAGTGGTGCTTTGTTTTCTTATGGTGATGGTAGTAACACAAACCCCATTTATGCAGTTATACAGATAGGTGTGGGAACTAGAAATATTAAGGAGTTGGCTGTTATGACTCCAAGTAAATTTAGAAACGCTCAACCTGTATCTGATTTTTCTAATATATCTTATTATACGGTTTCAACTCGTAGAAACACAAGTCCCT